TAAGCGTGTGCGAAAGGCGTGGACTAATGTCTCTGGAACGTGGAAGCCGATTATGTGGCATCCTGAGCTTAATGAGGTAATAGATTTAGGAACATTAACCTTTAGGTCTAGAGATAATAGTTCTTCTTCCTGCCAAGGCTGGTTTAAGTTTGTAGGCGGAGACTTGACTAGCTCTAGTAGTTGGGAGAGCAGGGTTACTGTTTCTCAAGCAAGCGGCGGGTTTAGTAGTGATACTGGATGGGTTAGCGGAATGGCGGATGCTAGTGCAAATCAAGCTAGAGGCGCATTTAAGTTACCGCATCCTACTGATTACAATAGCGGCGGCTCAACATACGCAAGTGAGTATGGTGCGTGTACTCCCGTGCTTCACGGAGGAGGAAGCCACTCTGGTAGCTATTGGGTCGTGAGGGCGTGCTATTGCAATACAGACCTAAGCAAATCCGAAACCAGTGCCTCAAGCTACAACCCTTGGGGATATACAGTTTTCTCATAAAATGACACCTATACCATATTACGGAAGGAGCTTGACCAAATCTAACTTGGCTCAGTTTATTGCTGACAAGCTACAGAAAACAGATCAGGGAAGTCTGAATCTAATTAAGTCTTTTATTGACCGTAGGTATGAAATGATCTGGAACTCTGCTATATGGCGTGAGTCTTTAGGTACAACATCTTACTCTGTAACCGCTGAAACAGAAGAAGTAACCCTCCACGCTCAGGTTCAGTTTCCTATAGCAGCTTCTTGGGATGATGAAGAAATTACACCTATTGACTATTCCGCAGTGTTCAGGACTGACCCTAAACTATTCTCTGAGACAGGTAAGGTTGCCAATTTTATTGTCCTTCCAAATGACTCCACGGGTCAGGCAAAAATTAGGCTGCTCAGGAAGCCGAAGGAGGCTAAAACGCTTTTAGTTCTTGGTAAGACATTTATCAACGTGCTTGGTGATGATGGTCGCCCAGAGATAAATGGAGTAGATAACGCCCTTTTATGCTTTGTTGAGGGGGATATGCTTGAGCACCTGCGCCAGTACCAGAAAGCACAGATTAAATTCCAAGAGGCTTCAGCCCAGCTAATGATAGTTAAGGACATGGAGACTCACCAATCAGCAAGTGACACTAGGATTATCCCGCAAGTAGAAGCGTCTTGGGACTTAAACGATTTCAGTAACTAATGCCTGTACACTACAACGATGGTCTTGATGACCAGTTAGCTTACGACTTGTCCGGTAGTTTTATCGGAGGTCAGATAAGCAATGTACGCGCTAATCTCTTAAAGGAAGGCCAGTTCCACGAAGCTAAGAATATGGACATCGACAAGTTCGGTGCTATTTCTACTAGGCGGGGAACTTCTATTGTAGGCTCTACTCTGACGAATCCGATCAAGGGGCTAACCTTTTTTGACACGCCTTCCTACGAAGAGATTCTAGCTGTATCTAATGGTGTTCTGTATAAGTCAACTGGATCAACCTTTTCTAGCGTATCAGGGTACACCCCATCAGCCTCTAATAATGTTGAGTTCGCTCAGTTAGTGGACAAAATGTTTATGACGGACGGGAGCGGTAACTTGCACTCCTACAACGGTTCAGTAGTTACGGACGAACCCACCGCAACCGGCTCATCAATACCTAGGGGTAAGTTCTTAATATCCCACACGAACAGGCTTTTCTCCGCAAACAATAACAACTACGACGATGAAGTTGCGGCGAGCGGTATTCTAGACGGAACTACTTGGGGAACTGGGTTTCAGTTTAGAGTTGGTGGCGGCGAAGGTGATCCTATTACTGGCATAGTAAGCTGGTATAATTTTAATTTAGTCGTATTCAAGGAACGCTCAATTCATGTAGTGGTGACTGACCCGTCTCAATCATCTGCTAGTGGCTGGGCTGTTAATAGAATTGATAATACTGTTGGTTGTATTGCTGGCAGGACTATAGCACAGGCTGGGTCTGATGTGTTCTTCTTGGCTAGAGATGGTATCCGTACTGTACGCACTATTCTCTCAGGTGCTCAGAGTTCTGTGTCCGAGCCTATCTCTACGCCTATTGATGACATTATACAGAGAATCAACTGGGGCTACGCTAAGAACTCATGCGCTAAGTTCTGGAACAATAGGTACATTATTAGTGTTCCTTTAGATAACGCCACAACCCCTGACTATACTATTGTATTTAATACTGTAACTAGGTCTTGGAGCGGATACTGGACAGGGTGGACTAATAACGTGTACGCCGAGTCTAGCTTTACTAATTACCCTAAGCTCATAATGGGTGACAACAGCGGAAATGTTCTTACATGGCTTGATTACGTTAGTGAATCTAACTTGGCTTCATCTACCTATCAGGACAACTCAGTGGACATAGAAAGCTTTCTCATCAGTAGGGGCCATGTTTACGGAGACTTTTTATCGCCTAAGCTGGGGAACCATTTAGACATAGAGTTTGAGAATAGTATTGCTGGCTGTCATTGCGCGGAAGTATATGCAACCCTTGATGAAGAAGCTGGTGCTACTGACGTATTGATCGAGAACAACATTCCTACTCAGACAACATCGGTTACGCTCCCAGTTACTTTGCCGTTTACCCTACCTGCTGTTGGCCCGTTCTCTCGCTCATTCTCCCTAAGCACAAAGGGTGAGTTCAATGAGGCTAGGTTTAAGATCAAGGCAAGCTCAGGTAGACTATTAGTTAGGTCGATTAAAACCAGTGCGTTTATGAACACTATGGCTCTGGAGAGATGACCAATGACGAACACAAACGATTTTCTGTATCTGATGTCATTAGCTTCATCAGGCGATATGATACCAGAGGGCTCTGTTTCGGTGGATGGCCGGACAATATCTTGGAAATATACATCAAGTTCCATCAACAAAATGGAAGTCTCTGCCTCGTCGAGCAGGATGGTGTATTGGTTGGGATGGGAGTGGGATACCGAATCAATGAAAACGACTTGGATCGGCATTGGCAACCCTTCAACCAAGAAGGCGATAGCTTCTACTTGTCGGACATCATATGCTCTGAAAGATGGGCAACCGCAACTTGTATCAATGAGTTTGCGGAGAGGGTTCCCGATTGGAGAAGGTTGCGAGTTCTCGCTCTTAGACATGGTAAAAGAAGAGAACTTTCACAACAACTAATAGAGAGGATATTCAGTGATAGTCAAAGGCACAGTTGTAAAAGGGAGACAGTACGAGAACAAACCTCCGACAGCGAATGTGAAGATGCAGAACCCGCTGCCAGTGGGAGTGTATGTGGGGGAGGCGTACCGAACTGCTTCGCAACAGGGTAGCCTAGACGCCGTTGAATTAGGAAGAAGCTTTGTATGGATAAACGATCACCAGCCAGATATAGCGGAAGCATACATAACGGGATACTGGGGCGGCGATCTATACGGACAGTTTCTCTTTATTGAGAATTTAGTAGAACTAGACAAATCACAAATCCGAAACTTATACGACAACGCAATGAACTCTTGGGAGGAACAGTATGTACAACAAGCTTCTTGAAATAGCAAAGGGCATTACAGACTCTTACCGTGAAAGGTATTGGGCTGCTGCTGATGCTGTCAACAAAGGCACACCACCTCCTCCTGCCGCTCCTAATTATGCAGAGGCCAACCGAGAAGGTATCATGGCCGACATCCGAACCTTACCTGCCCGTAAAGCTATTGAAGCTGCGGCTAAGATGGGCGGGTTCGGATCTATTACTGTAGGTGGCGAGACTATTGAGTACGACTTCCGTGGCATATCTGACCTAGACCAGCAGGTAACTAACCTAGAAGCCTACAGGCAGAGTGCTGACTCAATGGCTCAGACTGCCTTGGACATCCAGAAGAAGTACGGTGCTGACTTTGCTGACCAAGCGTTGAAACGTATTGAGGAGTCTGATCCTGTTGGGTTTAAGGTACGGCGGCGACTAGCTGAGATGACATTGAGTGAGCTAGAGAAGGGTACGCAGTTGTCTGACGAAGAGGTTAAGTTTGCTGAACAGGCATTCCGACGATCCTCTGCTGCTCGCGGTGGGCCTATGCTTGGAACTGCCCCTGCTATTCAGGAGACTCTCTCGCAGTATAACATGGGCCGACAGCTTCTTACTCAGCGCATGAACATGGCTCGCTCTTATGTGGGTCAGCCGCAGACAGCGCAGTTCGGTCAGGTGGCAGGTGCTCAACAGGGTGCTGCTCCTATGATGGGACAAGGGCTAGGTGCTGGTATCGGTCTGAATGCTAACGCTGGGGCTCAGGCTACTTCCTTTGCCTCTAACATATTTGGGACACAGGCTCAGATATACGGCACTCAGATGGCTAACCAAAGTGATCCATTC